ATTATTTAATAATTCGCTGTTTGTTGTGCTCATTGCCTGCTGTAATGCCTGCGCCTGCCTTTTTGGATGTTGCGATGCATCTACCCGATAGCGCAACTGAAAATCCAGTAATTCAATATCAGGAAAAAACAACATATTTGGCAAAATAACCGCTTCATCATCCTGTGATTTTTGCGCCACAAAGGGTGCCGCAGGTGTTGATGATTGAAAGGGTGGTGTTAGCTCAGTCATTGTTGTTTTCTGTATTGCCCATCATGCGATTTCTAATTGATTTTGCAATTGAACTTAATACGTCAAACTCTGGTAATTCCTGCCCTGTTCTCACGCAATAAATATTCCCGATAACTGAATATATTTCTGACAGTATTAACATGTTCATTGAACCAAGTAACAATGGGTGCGCGTCGGCACCGATTGCTTTAATGCCCAGTCCAACAATGACAGGAATTAATAACAACGATAATTTTGATATTATTCCGTATTTCATTTTGTTGGATGTGACACTTTGTTCAAGCGTGTGCGCTTTCCAAATGCCTGAGACAAAATCAATTATCAGCAATATAGTGAGAATTAAAAAAACCTCTCCATCAATACCCGCCCAAACTAGCACCCAGCTAAGAAACCCCTGTATAACAAGAAACAGGCTTTTTATAAAAACAGATAGTTCCACTTTTTTTTCCATTTTTATGAAGCATCCAATCTTCTTTGTTTTAATAAAAACAGCCCCCGATGGCTCTCTTTAGAGTATTTACGTTGTTGTCTCACGACATTAAATACTCATAGAGCCACGGGGGCTGTTGGCGCGTGCTCATTATTTCGAATCGTCTGATTCGAGTTGTTTTTGTAAATTATCAGCCAGTTTTTTAGTGCCAGAGCGTTTCCATAACTTATAAGCCTTTAAATAATGCTCAATGGCTTTTTTAGGCTCTTTAAAATGCAATACATGCCCCATTGCCTTGTGCAATTTAGCCATTGGTTCATCTGTTATATCGAGGCCTTTTATAATTGCATAAGCATCAAAAATAATATTATCCAGATCTGCATCTTTTTTAATATCAAATTGCGCTATCGTTCTCTCAGCAATTGCCTCAGCGAACCAGTCAATGGCATCTCTGCTCCAGCCCTCTGGCATAGACATTTCAGCAGGGATTACTCTTTCAGCAGCTTTTAGCGCATCGTCAATATTGCCCGCGTCGAATGACCAGATCATGTAATGCACCAGCACATCATTTTGTGCTGTGTCATCTGAAGCTAAAACGCCATCAACATAAGGAGTCAATTCAGGTAGAATTTCATCCCGTTTGGCAGCTTCTTTAGCCGATGTGGCTTTTAAGCCTTTTAAATAACGCTTATATTGCGCCAGCTTATGCAACATTTGCTCATATTGTGATGCGCCAGGCGCGGTTTGTGTACCTTGCGCGGCGCTCACTTTTGCCTTATAAGCTGCGGCTGGCGTTAATCCCTTATACATTATGCCCATCCTCCGTTACCATCGGGTAATAGAATGGCGGCACTGTCGTACCCAGCAATCATGCCGTAATCTTCAACCACATAGCCTTCATTAAGCGATTGGTAATCTTCAATGCGATCACGTTTGGCGTTATCAACAATCGTGCGTCTGCGCGCACCTTTTTGCCAGTAGATGCTAAGATTTTTATACGATGTAATTAACGCAGCACGTTCAGGGAAGAACGGCTCAAGTACAACGCGAAGGCCTGCTATTTTTTCTTTTGCAAACCATGTTTCAAGTGCATTTCGCTCGGTTGCCACATTCGTATCTGCAACCATAGTTAAATTGTGTTTGTGCCAAAGGTCATAACCGATGATTAATACCAAATCAGGGTCATTTCTGTACCAGGGCTCCAGTTGTGAGCCTCTGGCATCGAAAATTGCCGAGTCGAGGTTTTTGTAGTCCCCCCCCTCGCCTATTTTGATTTTTGTCGTACCGTCAGAGCCAACTAACTGCTCTGGCTTATCATCACGAATAGCCTGCAACCAGCCTCGGTTAACATCCTGAAGCATGGGGTTTGCCTGGCGATCTGTGTTAGCTTCTGCGGATTCACCGTACCAGCCAATTTTTACGCGATCTCTTGCGATTTGCTCAAGCACCTTGTCTCGATACAAAGTCTGGAAATTTGGCTGGCTTGACCAGCTATCTATTGTTTGATAGCGAATGTGCGTATCAAAATCTGTTTTGAATAATTCAAACTGACTGCCATCAAGCTGACCAATATATTGCGTTTGACGATCGTTTTGCTCAGTGTCGGTACGCGAGGCAATGCTGTTACCTGAAAGCAATCCTAATTTTTCACCTTTCAAATCCCGCACTGGCACAACATTTATTTTGCCAAGCAGATCCGATTTTTCCTGGATGCGTTTTTCGAGCTTTTGCTCCAACTCTGGCGCAACCGGGTTAACTGAAAACTTATCGTATCCATTCCAGTGCGCTGAGGAGCCGTACATTGATGCCATTGCTGACATCATCGCGGTAAATAATTTGCGTGAAGCTTTATCCATTTTTATTGTTCCTGGTCGTCATCACGACGATCTTTTTTTGTTATTTTTGGTTTTGTTGTTTGTTATTTTTATTTAATTTTTAGCAGTCAGTCACTTCAATATCTGCTGAATGATGATTGCTATTATGATGTTCAGTATCATGTCCGCCAGCTAATTTGCGAGGCTCATTGGGAGGCAGTTCCTGCTCATCCATTGCTTTTTTAAAAGCTTCGAATTCATCGCGTAAAGCAGTCAAATCATCCCTTGCTTTATCAAGCGATTTGGAAAGATTTATTGTTTCCTGCGCAATTTCTAAAATTGCCTTGTCAGCATCGTTAAAACGCTGGTTATCACTGCGATCTTTCTTATTGAAAAGTGCCTTTACTTTTGAAAAAAGGCTGGGTGCTTCTTCTTTTTCATCTTCAATTATGGTTGAGAAGTCGCATTCAAGCGGCTCTGAGTAGAAATGATCGTTTTTGAATTTATCCGATTGCAATGTGAATTTAAGAATTTCAGTGCCTTGGCTCGCTGGGCTGTCAGTAAACGCCAGACCAACCAGGTAAGCCTCACCTGTATCGGCGAAGTCTGGATCCATTTCAATTGAGGTATAAACTTTCTGGCGTTGTTTATTGATTTCTATCAGATCACTGGTTACATCGATTTCGGCGTAAAGCCCCAATTTGCCATCCTTATTTTCTTCAGCTTTAAGCGATAAAACATCACCATAAGCCTTGAAAGTGCTGTCGGGGTAGATTGAGCGAAAATGCTCTAACCAGATGCGCGCACCATAACGCTCTTTTGCATCGTAGTTATCAGCCATTTGTTGAATCATGTCGCGCGTAATTTTGCGACCATCGATAGTTGTGCCCTCCAGGGCAACTCTTACAAACTTATTTTTATTTTTTGGCATATTATTTTCTTTTTGAATAAAGAGTATCTCGTCATCACGACGATGTGAACAGCCATTTTTTATGAGTTTTTTTATAAAATCAAATGTATACGGGTTGCTAACCGCTGTTAGCAGGATGTTTTTTTATTATTTGTACTGCTAACAGGGGTTAGAAGCCCGACGCGGCTCATTTATATAAAAAAACTTGTTAATCTGCGCGGATGAATAAAAAAAATAATAACAATAACGAGGTTATTCGCTCACAAGCCAAGAATTATTACCACGCAGGCTGGCGAGTTTCCGCAATAGCAAAAGAATTAAAAGTAAAACCTGCAACTATTCATTCGTGGAAAAATCGTGACGGTTGGGAGCGGGCAACCACTATTGAGCGTATTGATGATGCTCTGGAGCAGGATACGCTGCGACTAATCGCGCTGCCTGAGCGAACCAAAGCCGATGAAAATCGGCTTGCGGCAAACCTTCGTTATCTTGAAAAGACTACCAAGATTAAAAAATATGAAAAAAAGGGGGGGATGGGTTCAGGGGATAAATATCTCAATCCGAAACTGGGTAATAGCGGGCGTAAAACAAATAAATCGCATAATCAGTTATCTGATGAGGACGTTGATAAATTAAAGGATTGGTTCAAAAAAACCTTTCTCCGCTGGGATTACCAAAAACGCTGGTTTGAAGCTAAAGACAAGTTTCAAATCAGAAATATTTTAAAATCTCGGCAAATCGGCGCGACTTATTATTTTGCACATGAAGCTTTTCTGGATGCACTTGAAACGGGTGATAACCAGATTTTCTTGTCTGCAACAAAATCACAAGCAAAAATCTTTATTGAGTACATTAAGAAAACGGTTTTAGACGTTTGCGGTATCGAGCTAAAGGGAACCGACCGTTTACAACTAAATAACGGCGCAACTATTTATGCGCTGGCAACAAATAAGAGCAGCGCCCAGGGCTATCACGGCCATTATTATTTTGATGAATATTTCTGGGTGTATGGTTTCAAAGAATTTCAGCGCACATCGTCTGGCATGGCAATGCACAGCAAATGGCGCGAGACGTACTT